GCGCGTTCATTGACTACCGGCTTGTCGGATGCAAATTCACGGGGTTTGTCGTCGGTTCTCAGTTGTGGGCTTCCGTGAGCAACCTGAACACCGGGACGTTCTTGCTCGAAGACTGCGACATGGGAAACGTCACCCAGCGCGGGCCGTACATGGGCAGCACGGCGGCCGCCTCAATTTCATCGGTGAGCCAGCGCGCTCTTGTCCAGGTGTCCCGTCGCGGACTGCGAGACTACGCCATTGATACGCCGATGGGCTACTCAGCCTGGAACAGCTCCAGGGGTCAACCCACCGCATCTGCCGTGCTTGACGATGGCACAACGCCGTACTCAATCATGGTGTTGCCCACCACGGTTGCCGCCAACCTCGACCCGCACAATCCATTCGAGGCCCCAAGACTGGCCCGCCTGAATTCGCTGGCAAATGGGGCACGCACGTTCACCGTCTGCCTGGTCGCGGAAAGCACTCTGACGCCGACCAAGCGCGATGTGTCGATCTTGGTGACATACGAGGCCACGGACGGCACCATCGTTGTGCTGGACACCTACAACCCGCTGGGGGGTGCCCTGTCGTCATCGACCGTGACCTGGACCAATGAGTCTGGTGGGTTCGTGACATTCCAGAACGGCGGGAACGTGAACCACTCGAAGTATGAGATTTCAGCCGCCACGCTGGCAGGCAAAGACCTGAAGGCAGGTTCTGAGTTCGGCATGATCGTCCGGTTCCATACCGCAGTTGCGAACGCCACAAAGTCCTATTTCATCGACCCCGAGGTCCGGGTCGCCTGATGAGCTTTGTGTCCTTCGGGCCGTTCATCTTGCAGGGCGGGGTGGTTCCGGGATTTCCGGCCACTCGGGGCATCAGCCGCCCAAGTGGGGCTTTCGACATGGAGCGTACCAGGCTGTCTACTGACCCGGTTGGCAATGCCACGTTGACAATCTCGGGCTTGCCCACCGGCACTGACATCGTTGTTCTCCTGGCGGGCACAACCACGGTGGTGCAGCAGGTTGACTCACACCCAGCCACGTCCTACGCCTACGCATACAGCCTCTACGTGGCCGACACCGTGGTGGACATCGGGCTCATCAAGCCGGGCTATGAGATTCAGTACATCCGGGGGCTGACGCTCCCACGTTCGGCAGCCCTGCTGCCCGTGGCGCTGCGCGCCGACCGAAACTTTTCCTGAGGTAAGCACATGGCCAAGATCACCACCCGAGCCGGCCTGAACGTCGGCACCGAACTGACCGTCGACGAGGCGGCCAAGACCATCACCCTGAACGTCGCGGGCGGCCTGGTGGCCAAAGACGGCGTGACGCTGCAGGCGCTGTACAGCAAGCTGGTGGAACTGTGGGCCACCGCCGGCTACCAGGACAGCCCCTTCCCGATGTACGCGATCGATGCACTGTCGGGGCAATTCCAGTTTGGCACCGACGGCGCTACCTTCAGCGGCTGGAAGCCCGCCAACGATGCCACGCGGCAGATGCTGCGAGACGGCGGCTGGTCGGAGTACAGCAGCGCGGGGGTGCTGAACCGCCAGTACGTGGGCATCGTCGGCCTGGGCGTGGTGTCGGTCGGCGCGCAGATCTACTACCAGCGGGCCAGCGGCGGGGCGGCAGCCAACTTCACGTTCGCCGACCAGGCCAATGAGGGCATCCAGGTCTACGGGGACGCCAGCAACGGCAACTTTGACACCCGGGCCTACTTCAAGGGCTTCGTGCGTGAGCAGGGCCAGAAATTTCGCGACAGCGTGCTGGCCGATACCGGCAAGACGGCCACCGGCGCCTACCTGGTCAACCTGCTGCTAAGCAACGAGGCTGACCTCAAAATCCTGGCCAACGATGCGGCCATGAGTGGCGCCCCCTACAGCGGCATCACGGTGACCTACTTTGCAGCCGACCAAAATCGCAGCATCGGCGGCACCAACTACCCCTTCCGCGTCGTGATCGACGGCAACAGCGCAACGTTGGAACAGGTCTACACCAAGGTGCAATACCTGCTGCGCCAGGCCGCCGACATCGATTCTGGCGCCGGCACGGTGATCGGCAAGACCGCCGCCGCCCTGCTGGCCTTTGTGGGCGACACCCTGCAGACCACCACGGGCGTGTACATCGACAACGTGTCCCCGGCCGACAGCAACCGGGTGATCTTCAAAGACCAGACCGGGGTGGACCGCACCAACCCCTACACCGCCGCCGGCACCATCAACGCCAATACCGTTCTGGTGGGCGCGGGCAGCAGCTACCGGCTGATGTTCAGCGCGCCCCCGGGGGCGGGCAACGACTATGGCGAGGCCGGCGCGGTCACCGTCAACGATGCGGCGGGCACTCCCATCACCGGCAGCATCGCCAGCGCCAGCATCGCCTTCACGTACGATTACGACGGCAACACGCAAGCGGGCTATGCCGGCGGCACCGACCGGCCGGTTACCCTGATCGGTATCCGGCCGGGCAGCGGCAAGTTTGTGGTGGCTACGGGTACGCTCACGCGCAGCAAGACCATCGTGCTGAGTCTGGTGGCCGAGCAAGATCGCGCATACGTGTAACGTGACAAATGGCAATCACTTTCGACCCCACCGCCAAGCGTATCGTGCTCGACAGCACTACTACGTCGGCGCCCGAACTGTGGTCGCGCTGGGCGGATTGGGTGACAGTCGGTGATAACGCCAAGTACCTGCCCGCTTTTCGTCAGACGGGCGGGGATGACCTGGGTAGCGGCCTGAGCATTCCTCCCTACCTGTTTTTGCTCAACGGTTGGCGCGTGCGGCCGATGGAAGCCAATCAACTGTTGGTCATTACTGGCAACCTTTTTACCGACAGCGGCGGTGCTCCCGTGGTAGCCACCCTGGGCGCATATAACGTGAGCGTGCAGTACACCGTGCCTGTACAAGCGCAAGGGATCAGCACCAGCGGCGCGGCGGCACCCAGCGCGGCGCAGGTTGCCGATGCAGTGTGGCAACGAGCAATTGAGAGCGGCCTTAGCGCGGAGCAACTGTTGCGCATCATGCTGGCCCCGCTGGCAGGCAAAGCTGATGGCATCGGGTCGCCAACCGAGCGATACATGGCGCAAAATGGCACCACACCGCGCGTAACAACGACGTTCGACACGGCAGGCAACCGCACGGTGGTGCTGGTTGATGGGTCGTGACACAATTCAAGGGGCGCCAGTTTTCAGGGCGGCAATTTGTTGGGCGGCACTTTAGGGCGGCTGACGGGACGACTCAAGCGCCCTCGGATTTCGTCCCTACGTGGGGGCCGAAGGTCTACCCGAAAAAGTCCCCGCGAAGGCGGGATCGGGACGACGATGTTCTACTTTTCTTGCTGAGGTAAATCATGGGTATCGCTGCAACAATTATTTTCGCCGCTGTTGTTGTCGGGGTGCTGTACACCATGATGCGCAAACCCAAGGACGTCCCGCCGCCGGACGACTCGCCGGTAATGCCACAGGGCAACGGCGGTCCGCTTAACCCTGAGAAGTGATGATGTGCAAAAGAAAGACCACCCCCCGCTCAGCGATAGCGAGCGGGCTATCCTTGACGAAGTGCGCTTTGAGCGTGAAGTCGAGCGACGCGCGACAGAGAAAAGCAAAGAGCGGCTTGAGCGCGCCAAGTCCTGGGCTTCTTTTGCGGCAGCACTGCTGGTTCTGAAGGGGCTGCTATGGGAGCACATCAAGCCATTGTGGGACTTTGTAGGATCGCATTGGAAGTGAGCCACCTGGCCAATGTCTTCGTCGAGCGCATGCTCTTCTGGTGGCGGGTCATTATCGTCATCGGCGTTGGTATGCTGACGTGGCAGTTGGCCTTTGATCGGCAAGTACCGTTTAAGGTCAACAGCGTTTTCCCGGCCCAAGCATACCCGGGTGAGCCGGTGACTATCACCGCGGCAGTATGGCGCGATATCAAGCGTGATTGCGCGGTGAACATGGATCGATACGTCTACGATGCGGATCTGCAGCGCACGGATTACCCTCGGGCATCTTTCAGCCCGAACGACATCCGCGACATGGAAGTACGTGCCCCAGGCGTGATGCGCCCTACGGTGGCGATCTCGGCCAACGCCGCTTGTGGCCCAGCCTCGTTGGTTACGAATCTCTACTACTCCTGCAACCAAGCGCAGCAATGGATACTCCCCATTCACGTCCGGGTCGAACTATCCTTCAAGGTGCTCTGCCGCTGACCCTGCTGGCACTATTCGCGCTGAGGCACTACGGCTATGAAGCGTTTCCCGATGCCATTGCCGCTCGGATGTGGAACATCCACGGCGCGCTGGTCATGCTGGCGCTGCTGGCATGGGTGATGTCAGACGTCGCCCGGCTAACGAACGGCGCGCTGCGACAGGTAGCCCTTGCCGTTGCCGCATGGTGGGCTGTTGAGGAACTCATGGTCGTCGGCTGCAATACCTGGTGGATCGTGTCCCCTTGGCTAAAGCCTGCCGGCGACAGTGCTTGCTATCCCATACTGCACTTTGACATCGGCAAGATCGGCACGCTGGTAGCATCTGGTGCGCTAGCACATTTGGTGCACCGGAACAAGGTGTAAGACATGACACTCCCCCGGGAGTGGGCTAACTACGATAATGCGCGGCATGGGGATTCCTGCCGCCATGTGCCGATTGCTGTCTCAATTCAATTTAACGGTTTTCATCGTTGATTGCGTTTTCTTTTGCGCGGCCGTCGCACTGCTTGGCGAGTTCTGGAGGTGGCTGAGTACGGTGTGAATCGAGCGGTATGTATTCGGTTGAAATCCGAATCCTAGAATCGCCACTATGAAAAATTGGTACACCATCAACGCCAAGGGCGAAACGACCGCCGAGGTGGCCATTCTTGGGCCGATCGGCAACTCGTGGGATGGAGAGGGTATGACGGCCCGCCAATTCATCGAGGACTTTCGTGCGATCACCCAGCCGAACGTCACGCTCAGCGTGAACTCGCCCGGCGGCTCACTGTTTGACGGCATCACCATGTACACCGCGATGGCCGGCAGCGGCAAGAACATCACGGCCAAGGTCATGGGTATCGCCGCCAGCGCAGCCAGCGTGGTGCTGATGGCCGCCAAGAAGATCACCATGCCCAAGAACACCCACATGATGGTGCACAAGGCCGGGTGGATTGCGGTTGGCAACGCCGACGAGATGCGCGCCACGGCCGACGTGCTCGACGGCCTTGACCAGTCGATCATCGCTACCTACGCCGCGCGCACCGGCAAACCCGAGGCCGACATCAAGGCCCTGCTGGAAACGGGTGACGTGTGGATGTCGGCTGACGAGGCGGTGGCCGCCGGCTTTGCCGACGAAGCGACCGATCTGGTGCGTGTCACGGCAGCGTTTGACATCGAAAAGTTGCCGCCCCAGGCGCGCGCCGCCTTTGACGCTGCTGGCACGACCACGCCGCCGGCAGCGCTGGCCGATCAGATCAGCGCTGCGGTGACCGCAGCCGGTTTCGCCGAGCATGTTGCCGTCTTCGCGCTGTGCCCCACGCTGGCCGACGCGCAAGCGCGCATCGATGACGCCCGCGAGATCGTGGCGCTGTGCCAGGTGCTGAAGGCGCCAGACAAAGCGGCAGGCTACATCGCATCGGGCAAGACGTGCGCCGACGTGCGCAACGCCATCACCACCGAGCGCGCAGCGCTTGACGAACAAACGCATACCAGCAATGTGCAACGCACTTCGGCCGCAACCGACTCGCAGCCTGCGGCGCTGAAAACTGCTGACGTCTGGGCTGCACGTCGCAAACAACTCTCTCACCAGTAAGGAGCCGGAAACATGGCACTCTCTCAAGGCAAGTGGACCGGCGAATTCGTCGTCTCTGAAGCCAACGGCTCGCTCTCGCGCGAGCAGATCACGGTGGCCGCTGCCGCCCCCGCGATGGTCGCCGGCACGCTGGTGGGCATCATCACGGCGAGCAGCAAGTACGCGCCCTACAGCAACGCCAATGCGGACGGCACGCAGACCTGTGTCGGCGCCCTGTACCGCGCCCTTGCCGACAGCGCCAGCGATCAAGCTGGCATCGTCATCACCCGCCTGGCCGAGTTTCAGCGCTCGGAATTGACCGGGTGGGACGCAGCCGCCGAAGTCGAGTTGAACGCTCGTTTCATCGTCACCCGCTGATCGACATCAACTCACAAGGAGCATTCAAACATGCCGTCTCTTGACATTTTCAACGGCGACGCTTTCAGCGTGCAGTCGATGACGCGCTCGATCAACGAGACGCCGTTTCAGCCGATGGCCATCGGGTCGATGGGCCTGTTCGCCGAGGAAGGCATCACCACCACCAGCCTGTCGATCGAGAAGCGCGGCACCACGCTGACGCTGATCCCGTCGGCGCAGCGCGGCGCCCCGGGCAGGCTTGAGTCGAATGACAAGTCCAGCCTGATCCCGATCAACACCGTGCACCTGCCCCAGCGCGGCGCGGTGATCGCCGACGAGGTGCAGAACGTGCGCGCCTTC